GAACGACGATCAGAGCCGCCTTAGAGCGGCTCTTTTCTTTTAGTGACACATGCGACCCGCGCACCCCGCCCCTTGGCTTAAACCTACCGGCACGAGATCCGCGCACCGTGGCAACCGGTTTTTAAATCGGATCCGATGCAGCTGGACCGTCCACCGGCGATCGTTCAGCAGCTGCCCGACGCTGGATGCGACACTTGGCCGGTTTACTGGACCGCGCCACCCTAGGGCGATTGACTGAATTGCCAGGCCCTTTACATAATCCCATGTAAACAAGGACCGCGATCCGCCGACCGTGCAACCATAACGCGACTAGGGTCCCCCGGCTATCGGGTCATTTACCGGTGTTTTCAGTAATATATCAGCTGACAGCGCACCGCGGGCCCCCGCGCCGACCTGCGGAGGCTTGGGCCATGTTTATGACAAATGATACATAGTTATTCCATATGATTAATAACTGTCTTATAATTAGCCTAGATTATGCAACTTTAAGGAGAAGAATAATGGGAATTATAAAAGAAATGCAACTGGAGATTGAAGAACTAGAGTACGACGAAGAAGAGCATTACTGGATTGCTTACACCGATGAAGTAGGATTCAAGGAAAAGGAGGTCAAAGGTCCGGGAAAACCGATAGGGACCCGCGGTCCGTGAGCACAGAGCCCAATCCTGCCATGCAAGAAAAGCAGCTTAAATTACAACTTAGGCTTGCAAACATTGAGAAGCAGGAGACGCAGCGCAATAATTTTTTACCTTTTGTAGCGGGCATGTGGCCTGATTTTATTGCGGGTCGTCATCACGCGATTATTGCTGACAAGTTAGAGCGGGTTGCGAGTGGCGAGTTAAAGCGTTTAATTATCAACATGGCTCCGCGGCACACGAAGAGTGAGTTTGCGAGTTTTTTATTTCCTGCATGGATGATGGGCAGGAATCCTCAGATGAAGATCATACAGGCGACTCACACGACGGAGTTAGCTGTTAATTTTGGCAGGAAGACGAAGAATCTTTTGGACACGGACGAGTACAAGTCTGTATTTCCTGCTGTCAAGTTAGCTGCTGACAGCAAGGCGAGTGGTCGGTGGGACACGAGTGCTGGTGGGATGTATTACGCTGTTGGTGTTGGTTCGAATTTAGCGGGCCGCGGGGGTGATTTAATAATCATTGACGACCCTCATTCGGAGCAGACGGCGATGAGTGCGAATGGATTTAACGACGCTTGGGATTGGTACACGGGCGGTCCTCGTCAGCGTTTACAGCCGGGTGGTTCTATTGTTTTGGTACAGACTCGGTGGTCTGAGAAGGACATGACGGGTCAGTTATTGAGGGCGATGGCTAAGGACCCATTGGCGGATCAGTGGGAGGTTGTTGAGTTACCGGCGATATTTGAGGATGGCAAGCCTTGTTGGCCGGAGTATTGGTCGATTGAGGATTTAACGGCGGTTAAGGCGTCGATACCACCTATTAAGTGGAACGCGCAATATCAGCAGAATCCGACGGGCGAGGAGAATGCGATTGTTCCGCGGGATTGGTGGAAGCGTTGGGAGCGTGAGAAGGTCCCTGATTTACAGTATGTGATACAGAGTTACGACACGGCATTTAGCAAGCGTGAGACGAGTGATTACAGTGCCATTACAACTTGGGGTGTATTTTTCCCGGACGAGTCGGGCGGTGCTCCGGCTTTAATTTTGTTAGACAGTAAGAAGGGTCGCTGGGATTTTCCGGAGTTAAAGCGGATAGCTTTTGAGGAGTACAAGTTTTGGGAGCCTGACACTGTAATAGTTGAGGCGAAGGCCAGCGGGACTCCTTTGACGCAGGAGATGCGTCAGGTTGGGATACCTGTGGTGAATTTCACACCGAGTCGTGGTAATGACAAGGTAACGCGGTTACACAGTGTGAGTCCATTATTTGAGGCGGGGATGGTTTATGCGCCTGACAAGGTATGGGCGGATGAGTTAATAGAGGAGATGGCGGCATTTCCCAACGGCGAGTACGACGATTTAGTTGACAGTGCCACGCAGGCTTTAATGCGGTATCGTCAGGGTAATTTTGTACAGTTACCAACAGATGATTGGCAAGACGAGGAAGTTTCTGCTAGGGTAAACGTATATTATTGACGGAGACGACGATGGCTATTGGCGGATTGATGGATACGAACGTACCTAGTCAGTTGGACGAGGACGATTTACGCGCTGAGTTAGAGATAGAAATACCTGATTCTGGCACGGACATGTCGTTGTATGCTGTGGGCGACGACGTCCCGGAGATAGAGATTGTTGAGGAGGACGACGGCAGTGTTTTGGTTGATTTTGATCCGGAGGACATGCGCGGGGACGGCGATGATTTCTACGGCAACTTAGCCGAGGAGATACCTGACCGCGAGTTAAGTCGCATTGCGGGTGATTTACTATCTGAGTTTGATGCAAACAAGGCTGGTCGTCAGGAGTGGGAGGACGCTTATACAAACGGGTTAGATTTGTTAGGTTTTAATTACACGGAGCGGACTCAGCCTTTTCGGGGCGCGAGCGGCGTGACGCATCCTTTGTTAGCGGAGGCTGCTACGCAGTTTCAGGCGCAGGCCTTCAACGAGTTGTTGCCAGCGAGTGGCCCTGTCAAGACGCATGTAATGGGCAAGGAGACGCGGGACAAGCAGGATCAGGCCAAGCGGGTCCGTCAGTTTATGAATTACTACATTATGAATGTGATGGACGATTACACGCCTGACATGGATCAGATGTTGTTTTATTTACCGTTAGCGGGCAGCACGTTTAAGAAGACCTATTTTGACGAGGTTATGGACCGCGCTGTAAGTAAGTTTGTCCCTGCTCAGAACTTGGTTGTTCCTTACGACACGTCTGATTTGGACACATGTCCGAACATCAGTCAGGTTGTTCGGATGGATTTGAACGATTTGCGTAAAAAGCAGTACGCGGGCATTTACTTAGACATTGATGTTATTCCTGCACAGGGTGAGATGAGTGACGTTGACAGCGAGATTAACCGCATTGACGGCGTTGAGCCTAGTCAGATTGATTACGACTGCACTTTGTTGGAGTGCCACGTTGATTTGGACTTAGAGGGTTATGAGGATGTAGACGATGAGGGGGAGCCTACGGGCATTAAGATACCTTATATTGTCACGATTTCGCAAGATAACGGCAAGGTTTTGTCGATTCGGCGTAATTTCCTTGAGGACGACGCCACCCAGAAGAAGATTGCATACTTCACGCACTTTAAGTTCTTGCCGGGATTTGGGTTCTACGGCTTGGGCTTGATCCATACCATTGGTGGATTATCGCGGACCGCGACCAGCGCTTTACGTCAGTTGATTGACGCGGGGACATTATCGAATTTACCTGCTGGTTTCAAGGCCCGCGGATTACGAATTAGGGACGACGACGAGCCCTTACAGCCGGGAGAGTTTCGTGACGTTGACGCACCGGGGGGTGCTATTCGTGACAGTTTAATGCCCTTACCCTTTAAGGGTCCTGACCAGACGTTATTTAATTTGTTAGGCTTTGTTGTACAGGCTGGACAGCGGTTTGCGACCATCACTGACATGAAGGTTGGCGACGGCAATCAGCAGGCGGCTGTTGGCACGACGATAGCGATGTTAGAGCAGGGTTCGCGGGTTATGTCTGCGGTACACAAGCGTTTACATTACGCGATGCGTCAGGAGTTTCGCATTTTAGCGCGGGTTATGTCGGAGAGTTTACCGCCGGAGTACCCTTATTCTGTTGCTGGCGACGACGCGTCGATCATGGCGAGTGATTTTGACGACCGTGTGGACGTTGTTCCTGTATCGAATCCGAATGTATTCAGTCAGGCGCAGCGCATTGCGTTAGCGCAGACTAAAATGCAGTTAGCGGGTCAGGCCCCTGAGTTACATAACATGCACGAGATATACCGTGACATGTACGAGTCGTTGGGCATTACGGACATTGACCGCATTATGAAGGAGGTCCCTGACGAGGAGCCGCGTCCCTTGGACCCAGCGCAAGAAAACATTAATTCTTTGGACATGATGCAGTTACGGGCGTATGAGGGTCAGGATCATCAGTCGCACATCATGGCCCATTTGGTGTTTGGTGCGAGTGGCATTGTTGGTCAGTTACCGCCGGTTGCCATGTCGTTACAGAAGCATGTTTTGGAGCACATTAAGATACAATCGGAAGAGCAGGCTATGCAGCAGATGCAACAGGGCGGCGACGAGCGGCAATATCAGATGTTAGTTGCGCAGATGGT